GAGTGGGAAGCCTGCGGCGGCGCCGACGCCGGGAGCTAGCAACTACGCTGATCCGGGCTATCAGGACGATAAGGCCAAACGGTACCCTCTGGACACTAAGGCTCATGCCAAGGCGGCCTGGAGCTACGTCAACCAGGCGAAAAACGCCAAAGCGTACACGGCACCGCAGCTCAAGCGGATCAAGGGCCGGATCCGGGCCGCGCTCACCAAATTCGGCGTGAAGATCACCGCCGAGCATTGGCTGGTCGACCCTGTCGTTCAGGTCACCGAATCCGGTTTCCTGGACGCTGAAACCGGCGTGGTGATCGAGGACTACTACCCGGATTCCTCGACCGCCGGATCGTTTTCGATCTCGCTGTCGAACGGGCCGGTCAACGTCACCGTGTCCTCCTACCAGGTCGACCCGGCCGACCTGGACCTGATCGGGCGGGCCGCGATGGACGGCGCGTGCAAGGCGCTGGCCTCGATCGACCCCGACATGGACGGGGACATGGACGTGCCTGGCGCGGAGCGCGAGGACACCGACCGCGACATGGGCGGCGAAACCGACGGCCACGCCGGCACCAGCGGTAACGCGGTCGCCGAGACGGACCCGGAATCCGACAGTGTGCGCGAACTCGATCTGCCCCCTGACTCCGGCGACCCCGACGGGTCGTCTGGTGTTCCCGACCCACTACCGGCACCGGACGTCCCGGCCGCCGACCCAACCCCCCAGGAGGAACCGGCGATGGCCGACGAACCCACTCCGGCGGTCGACCCGGCCGCCCCGACCGAGCCCGCCCCCACCCCCACCGCGCCGGATGTGCCTGCTGATCCGCCGCCTGCCGCCGACCCGGCTGCGGGCGGTGCGGTCACGATGTCCGATGCCCAGTTCGCGGCGATGCTGGCCGCGCTGCGTGCCCCGGTGTCCGCGAGCGCGGAATCCGCCCCGGCCCCCGCGCCTGCGGCCGTCCCGGCGGTCGTGCCGACGCCGGTGGCGACCGAAACCACCGAGCAGATGATCGCCCGGCTGGTGAGCGAAGGCGTGAAATCCGCGTTGCCGCTCGCAGTGCAGGAACACGTCCAACTCGCTGGTGTGCCAGGCCGCAAGGGGCTGGTAGTGCGCCGCGCCGCCGCGAACGAAGCCGACGCGGCGGTCACTCCCAGCGTGGACGGGTTGAACGAGTACGGGGTGCCGGCCGATTGGCCGAACAAGCCGTTGGACAAGTACAGCCCGGAAGAGCGCCGGAAGTTTTTCGGTCCGGCGATCCGGTCGCACTATCTCGGCGACACCACCTGATCTGAACGAGTCCCCGATAGTTCTTGACCGCCAACACCTTTCGTGGTGTTGGTGCCTTTCGGCAGTGATGGTCGCCCCGCGAACACCCCGCCTCCTTCCCCTTGGGCGGGGTGTTCGGCGTTTCCGGCCCTATCCATTGCTCCCGAAAGGACAGGCGCATGCCGTCTGAACTGCGTGAGGCGCTGCTGGCCGCCAATGCCAGTGCCCTCATCCCGAAGATCATCGACCCGTTGCTGCTCGAATACCAACGTCGCTACTCCCCGCTGTGCCGCGCGTTGCCCTCGACGAAATGGGATTCGGACACCTACTACTTCAACCAGCGCACCCAGCTGGCGACCGGCGGGTTCGTCGCCGACGGCGGCGCGCTCCCCGTGAGCAACAGCACCTACGTCCAGAACAACTTCAAGATGACCCACCTCCAGGTGGTCGGCGCGGTCACCGGCTACGCCCAGGAAGTCACCCGCCAGGTCATCGGCGACCTGCGACAGACGGAAATCGAAGGCGCCATCCGCGGCATCTACTGGGACGTCGAAACCGCGATGCTGTGGGCCAATGCGGCGTCCACCCAGTTCGGTGCCCGCCCGCAGTTCGACGGGTTCGACAGCCAGATCGCGACGTTCACCTGCGGCAACCAGAACGCCCAGGACAAGGCCGGCGGGTCGTTGACCTTGGCCATGCTCGACGAACTGATCGACATGGTCGAGTCCAACGCCGCGATGTCGGTGTTCGACGACTCGTGGATGTTGCTGATGTCCAACACCGCCAACAGCAAGATCGCCCAACTGTTGGTGTCGCAGCAGCGGTTCGTGGACCAGGTCGAGATCGCGGCCGGCCTGTTGGTGCCGACCTACCGCGACATCCCGATCATCAAGTCGTCGTTCCTGTCGACCCGGAACCTGTCGATGGGCACCGTCACTTCGGCGACCGCGACCACCGGCGGCACCCTGGCGGCGGCGACCTACTCGTACAAGGTCAGCGCGATTTGTGCGCGGCAGGGTGAGATCGCGGCGTCGGCCGAAGTGTCCCAGGCTACTACCGGCTCCACCTCGACGATCACTCTGTCGTTCTCCACGCCGACCGGGTTCGAGGGTTCCCAGCCGCAGCTGTACCGGGTGTGGCGGTCTACCTCGACCGGCACCGAAACGTTCCTCGGGTACGTGGACGCGACCGTGGGGTTGCAGGCGGACGGGGTTACCCCGATCCTGACCACCTCGATCATCGACACTGGTGCGACCCTGGTGCCCCAGAACGGGTCCACGGTGCCCGCCCAGTACCCGGCCAGTTACGTCGGCACCAACACCGGCCTGTTCCCGCCAGCTGTCGGGCTGGAAAACATCTACCTGACCTCGCGGGACCGGGACAACGTGATCCGCCCGTACGTCCGCGAAGTCAGCCCGTTGGATGTCTACCCCACGACCACGTCGCCGGATACGTTGCCGTTCGCGGTCATCACCGACACAACCCTCGCCATTCGGGCACCGAAATATGCTGGCCGTTTGGCCAGGGTGGGAGTTGCCGTCTGATCGTGAGGTGCGGCTAGAACCCGGTTTTGTCTTACCTGGCTTGTAGTGTCACGTTGACGAAAAGGCCCCGGCGCCGGCTGACACCGGCCCGGGGTGTGGCCGACTAAACAGGAGTCGACTTGGACGAGCGTACTGCGCGGTTTTTGCGCAAAGTGAATACGGCCGGCCCAGTTCCCGATCGATGCCCTCACCTGGGACCGTGCTGGCAGTGGAGGCCGCTCGGATCTCTAAGCGGGTATGGACAGTTCGCATACCAAGGCAAAGTGAGGCTCGCGCACCGCGTGGCCCACGAGTTATTCATCGGGCCAATCCTAGAAAGCCTGGTCGTTGATCACCTGTGTTGCAATCGTGCATGTGTGAATCCCCGTCATCTGGAGGCGGTTACTCGCGCGGAGAACGTGCGCCGGTCCAAAGCATGGGAACACGGTGCGCGGTTTCAGCGCGACAAGACGCACTGCACCGCTAACCACCTCTACGCTGGTGACAACTTGCGCATATGCAAGGACGGCAAGAGGGCGTGCCGTACCTGTGAGCGGCGCTATTCGGCCGAGCACCGGCAGCGGCAGCGTCTCCTGGCTGAGCCAAAGCCACCTCGGGCACCTCGGTTGACGTGCCGTAATGGCCACTCCTACGCCGAGTGGGGATACGTCAAGAGCGGCGCACGTCGTTGTTGCCGCGGTTGTTCTCAGGCCAAAACGAAGCGGTATCGCGAGAAGCAGCGACTCACCGCAGCCTGATCCACCCAGTTTTCCCATCGCCGGGTGACCGGGGTGATAGTCCCCCCGACATCGATGACCTCGGTCACCCGGTTTTTCTTCGTCGCGAAAGGCGGTAGTACACCGTGGTTTTGGTCCGCAAACGCCGGGCTGGTTCGGACTCGCTCGGGCACGTGTGGGCTCACGATGGTGACATCATCGACATGCCCTACGAGCACGCCCAGGCCCTGCTGGCGATCGCGGATGCCGGGTTCGAGGTCATCGAGCCCGAGCCGGATCCCGAGATCAGCGAGTCACCGCCGCCGCAACGCAAGACTCGCTCGGCGCGCGCCAGCGAAGTCACCGAGACCGCATAGCCGGGAACGGGGGTGATCGGCGGTGGCCGATTCGCCTGTCCCGCTCGCGACCGTGGCCCAGATGCAGACCGGACCGTTCGCGGACCTGGTGCGCAGCTACTCGCCCGAGGCTTTGGGTGATCTGATGATCCAGGCCACCCGGGCGTGCGAGACCGAGGCTGATCGGCGGTTGGCTCCGTTCGCTGGGTTGACCGAAACTCACCGGGCGCAAGGCATGGATCCGGATGAATACACGGATTCGGCCAATCTGCCGTTGGATTTGCAGGGCACGTTGGGTCGGTCCTACGCGTACGCGCTCGGCGCGTCCACCCTGGTCCGGCACTGTTGGTTGAACCAATACGCGCCCCAGTACGCCGAGTATTGGTCCTATTCGGGCCTGGCGGTCACGGTGATCCGGTCGTATGGCGGGTCGCAGAACCTGACCCCGGTCCAGTACGTCGGGCCCGAACTCGATTCGGGGCATGTGTGGTTCAACCTGGGCCAGTTCATTCCCATCGGCTCCCTGATCCGGGCGACCTACGGCGGCGGCTACACCACGGTTCCCGCTGACCTGGTGCGGGCCTGTATCTGGATGGCGGCGTCGATCGCGGCCAAGGAACTGGACCCCAACCTGATCACGCACGGGCACGATGCGGGCGCGTTGGAGGCCACCGCAGTCGCCTGGATTTCGGCTTACCAGCGACACGTCTCGTAGCGGGTGGTGGCCCATGACGCGCAAGGGCTACCACCTCAGCTCAAGCACCAAAGCGAAGATCAGTTCGGCGCTCCGCGGAAGGCACTTATCAGCTTCCGCGCGCAGCAAAATCAGTGCCGCCCTGCGCGGAAGAAAGCTCAATGCGGCTACCCGCGCCAAAATATCGGCGAGGCTTCGTGGCCGGCACCTCAGTGCGGCAACGAAAGCAAAGCTGTCGGCCGCGCTCCGGGGAAAACACCATGCGGTCTCCGCCGCGACCCGCGCGAAGATCAGTGCCAAACTTCGTGGCCGGCATCTGAGTGCGGCAGCCAAGGCCAAGATCAGCGCCGCCCTGCGCGGCAAGCATCACGTCTCTGCTCACCCCCGTCGGTCCACCGCCGCGAAACAGTCCGTGACAGCGGCGGGGAAGCGTCGGCCGCCTGGACAAGGATCGCCGGTCCGGCGACGGCGCCCACCACAGCAACGCGGCACGAAGCCCCGGCGACGCGTGCACCATGCCCGCCACCACGGTCTGATCTCGGCCCGCAGGCGCCGCAGCCTGAAAAGTCTCGTGCACACCCACCGCCGCCGGCACCGTTCCCGCATCGTCGTGCATCGCCGTGTCCGAGCACAGCGGGTGTGGCGCACGCGCCGCAGATAGCGCCTGGGGGGTGTTGGTGAGCACTGCCGATGCCGTTGACCGCGAGGTGGCGTTTTTGTCGCTGTCCGGCGACGGGTTGCCGACTCTCGCCGCGACGGGCGGCGGCCCGTGGAACGTCATCCAATCCTATTGGCCACGTACCCCCGGCACCCGCCAAACCGGTATCTATCTGGTGCGGCCGATGTTGCGGGATACCCGGTTCGCGGCGCAACGCCGTATCGACACCTACCACTATCGCGCCAAGTTGTGGTGGCCGATCGGTGCGACCGCTGCTGGTACGGGGTTGTGGGAGACCGAGCAGCGCGCGTTCGATGCCGCGGTCGATCTGTTGATCACCCGGGTTCGGGGGTTCGTCGGTGATCACTCCCACGCCAGCCCCGCCGGGTCGTTTCTGAGTGTGGCGGAGGCTCCCGAGCCCGGCGAGATCACGGTGATTTTCGCTGATCCCGAAGTCACCGCCAGTGCCGTGAACGCGCTGCGGGCGGACCTGTCCTATCTCGCTGACGACCGCGATTCCGTCGTCTGACCCCGTTTCCTCGCTTTCGCATGCCCAGGAGGCACCAGTGCTCCAACGCAACATCTCTGGTGGCGCACTGTTGCTGCCGACTCTTGACCCGCCGATCCAGGTGCCCCCGGGCGGCGAGATCGATCACCCCGAACCGTTGGCCGGGTTCATTCCCGTGGAAGCGCCCGGTCAGGACACGTCGCAGGCCGCTCCCACCGCACCCCCGGCCGCTCCGGGCAGCAAACCGAAAAAGAGTGTCGCCGCCGGGGCGCGGGATGAGGGGGCGAGGGCATGACGCAGCTGAGCAAACTCGCGATCGTCGGTATCGGAAAGGAAGTCACGCCCAACACCTACCAGGCCCCGTCGATCTATGTCCCGTTTTCGAAAGCGGACTGGGAGGACACCACCGCCGAGATCAAGGACGAGTCCTACCGTGCCAACGACACGTCCGTGCAGGGTCTGTATGCGGGTGTACAGGACGCGACCTGGACGATCGACGTGATGGGCTATCCGGATCTGGTGGGCTGGTGGCTGCGTGGGGTGATCGGCCCGGACACCATCAGTGCGGGCGTGTCCACCACGCTGGCGACCTCCAGTACGGCCGGGGCGACGTCGATCAGTGCGACCGCGTCGATCCCGGCCGGGTCCACGATCATGATCCAAGACACTGCGGGCGCGAACCTCGAATACGCGGTCACCGGCGCCCCGACCGGGACCGGCCCCTACACGATCCCGATCACCACCCCGGCGACCGGCCTGTTGTATGCACACACCTCGCCGACGTGCACGCTGGTGTCGCAGACGACGCACACGTTCAAGCAGTCCGCTACCGCGATCCCGTCCTATTCGATCACCGTGTATGACACGGTCGGCACCACCGGCTATGTCGGGTCGAAGCTGGCCGAATGCCAAATGAAGATCGACCCGAAGTCGGCGGTGTCGTTCGCGCTGAAGTACAACAGTTTCCCGGGTGCGTCCCAGTCGGCGATGACGCCCACGTACACCGCGTACCCGCCCGAGATCGGCTGGCAGTGGAACATGACGAACGCGGGCGGCGCCAGCACGCGCGGGCTCTCCTACGACGTGACGATCAAGCGGGTGACCGAGCCGATCCACTCGTCGGATGGTGTGCAGGCGCCGCGCGAGATCTTTTCCGGCACGCTCGACATGGACGGCACGTACAAGGCGATCTTCGAGAACCTGACGGACCTCAACCTGTTCACCAACTACACGCAAACCCCGGCGACGGCGACGTTGACCCAACCGCTCTCGGCTGGCGGCGCGTCGTTGGCGATGACCATGACCCGGTCGGGTTGGTACAAGGGCAAACGCGATCTGGGGTCCGCGTACGTGCAGGCCGACTTTTCGATCAGCGGTATCTACAACACGACCGACGGCGGGGCGGTGTCGGCTGTGCTGAAGAACTACCAGACGACCGCCTACTGACCTCCTGCCGCATCCACCCGCTCACCCCCAGAACTTCCGCATGTACCGGAGATGGTTTCGTCGATGGCCGGATACGCCAACCGGGTCGTCAGGATCGGCTTTCCGCACCTGACCGAACCCGACCAGCCCGAACTGTTCGTGACGATCAAAAATCCGCGCGTGATCCCGCCGGACGAGTTCGCGGTCTACGACATGGAGTTGGACGCCAACGGTGTCCCGGTCGACAAGCAGAAGGCGGCGGAACGGACCGCTGAGATCATCGCGAAACTCGTTGTGGCCTGGCGGATGTATGACGCATCCGATTTCCAGGTCGACGAGAACGGCGAACCGCTCGACCAACAACCGCTGGGACTGCCGGCGACACCGGAGTTGGTGCGCCGACTGCCCTCCGCCGCGATCCTGGAGTTGAACCAGGTCATCGGCGAGGCCATGAACCCTCAATAGGCCCGGGTTCCCCGTACTACGAAGACGTGCTGCTCGTCGCCGAGTCGATCTATGAGGGCACGTGGGCGTCCGGGCCGCCGCCGGACGAGTTCATCGACTTCGAGCTTATGTTCGAGTTCCACTGGTCGTTTCACGAATTGAGCGAGACGCCGCTTTACGTCAAACGGTTCACCTGGGACTTGCTGCAAGTCCGTCGACAGGCTGAAGCCGACCAGCGGCGACGGGACAGCAGCGGTAAATGACTGGCACGTCCAAATAGGCGGGCAACTGTTGGTGTAGGCCACGGCATCAGGGGAGGTGCCGTGGCTAGCATCGAAATCGCGCCTGGTGTGATCACCGGGTTGATGGCGAAACTGGCCACCAAATCCCAGGTTGCGACCCGCCAGGGGTTGGCGGTGACGGCGGCGGCGGTCGCGCGTCAAGCACAAACCAACGCTTCCACCGGCCGGCACGCCTACGGCACCCCGACCCCGGCCAGGCCGGGCACGGGTCCGGCGATCATCTCGCAAACCTTGGTCAACTCGATCGCCTATTCCACCCCGTTGCCGCACGGCGTGGATTGGGTATCGCGGGTCGGGCCACGCATGGGCATGTATCCCGCCTATCGCGGGCGCACCAGCACAACCCCGTCCAGCAAGTACGGCCGCTACCTGGAAACCGGGCTGCGTAACGGTGTGACGTATCCGTGGCTGTTGCCCGCGTCCCGGATCGCGATCGTGGCCGGACCGGTCGCGTTCGCTGCCGCGTTCGCCCGCATCTCCATCACCTGATCCTGCTGCTCGCCCCCCTGCTTCCGCGAGAAGGGGGTGACCGGTCGTGGCTGGTGAAGCCGAACTCGCGGACATGTTCCTCACCCTGCGCGCGGTGAACGCACCACTGCTGAAGGGGTTCTCGCAGGTTTCCGCTGCGGGCGAGGAAATGGTGGCGGCGATCAACGCGTCCCTCGCGGAGGTCGACGCGGCCATCGCCCGCACTGCCGGGTCGCTACAGGCGTTGCGGGACGGCATGGCCGAGGTCGGTGCCTCTGCGGGCCGAGTCGGCGCGGAAGCCGGTGCTGGCGCCGCCAGCGCCACCGCTGGCGCTGGTGCGGCGGGGGCGTCCGCGACGGGTGTGGGATCGGCGGCAGCCGCAGAGGCAGCCGCAGTTGACGCGGCCACCGCGGAAGAACAGGCCGCATGGGACCGGCAATTGGCGTCGTTCAAGACGACCTCGGCCGAGATCCAAACGGGTTTGGACAGGCAGGCGGCGAAGTTCGCGGGCATGTCCGCCGAAATGACGGCCAGCACTGATGTGTTGGTGGCGCAGGCGAACAAGTACGGCACGTCGCTCGCTGGTGTGGGTGCCGCGACTGACAAGGCGGCGGCGGCGACACCAGGGTGGCAAAGCGGGCTGGGCAACGTGTCCGGGTCGCTGCTCAAGGTCGGTGCGGCCGGTGCGCTCACCGCTGGCGCCGTGGTCGACATGGCCGCGAAGTTCGAGACCTCGACGACCCGGCTGGTCACCTCTGGTGGCGAGGCGGCGGCCATGTTGCAAACCGACCAGCAAGGCATCTTGAAGCTCGCCGGGCAGGTCGGCTATTCGGCGAATGACCTTTCGGCCGCCATGTACAAAATCACGTCGGCGGGGCAGTCCGGGACGGCGGCACTGGACACGCTGAAGGCAGCCGCGCAGGGCGCCAAAACCGAGAACGCGAACCTGACCACGGTCGCTGACGCCGTCTCCACCGCGATGATCGACTACAAGGGGAAGGTCGGCAGCGCGGCGGACGTCACCTCACAGCTGGTCGCGGCCACCAGCCAGGGCAAGACGAACTTCCAGGATTTGGCCGGGGCAATGTCGGCGATCCTGCCCAAGGCCAGCGCCGCGCACATCAACTTCAGCGAGATCCTGGGTGACCTCGCGTCGATGACCCAGCACGGTACCGGCGCGCAGCAGGCGGCCGAAAACCTCGCGGACGCGATCAGCCACATGCAGAACCCGACCGCGGTGATGAGCAAAGAGTTGGCCGCGTTGGGTTTGAACGCGACCGATCTGGCACAGAACCTGGGCTCCAAGGGCCTGTCCGGCACTCTCGGTGAAATCTCGGCCGCGGTGCAGAAAGACATGGGGCCACAGGCGACCTCGGTCGTTCTCAACCTCAACGCCGCGCTCAAAGGTCTGCCGCCTGCGGTGCAAACGGCGGCCCAGTCGGTCATGGATGGTACGCAGTCGCTGGCCGGGTTTACGGCGGCAACCAAAGCATTGCCGGTGGAACAGGCGAAGCAGGCACAGAGTTTCGCGACCCTGTACAACAGTTTCCATCAGATCGGGTCCACGCAGATGACCGGCGCCCAGGTCATGCAGACCTACGCCGGGGCGATGGCTAAGGCCACGGGTGACTCGGCGTCGCTGAACGTCGCATTGATGTTGACCGGGACCAACGCCCCCAACACCAGCAAAGCGATCGACACGGTGTCCAAAGCCGCGGCGGACGCGCACGGCAACGTCGAGGGCTGGAGCCAGATCCAGGGCACGTTCAACCAGCAACTGTCCGAGGCGAAGGACGGGTTGGGGGCTGCGGCGATCGCGGTTGGCGACAAACTGCTGCCGCCGGTGACCGTGATCGTGGGCAAGCTCGCGTTGTTCGCACAGTGGCTGTCAGGGAACAAGATCGCGGCCTCGGCGTTCGCGATCGTGATCGGCACGCTGCTCGCGGGTGGCCTGATCGGCGTGATCGGCAAGCTCGCCCAGTTCAGTATCGCCATGGCCGGCAACCTGATCAAACCGATCACCGGGTCGATCGGGTTGATCCGCAATTTCGCTGGCGGGTTGAAAGGCGCCGAATCGGCGGTGGGCACGTTCGGTGGCAGGCTCGGGTCGGCGACGTCCACCATCGGCGGGTGGATGTCGTCGTTGGGGCAAGCGATCGCGGTTGGCGCGAAGTGGGCTTGGTCGATGATCGCGCAAGGCGCGTCAG